TAGATTTTTTGTTTCTCATTCCTTGTTCTCTGTTTTTTCTGTTTTTGCCCATTTTCGAAAAATGTCTGAGTTAATTCTGCCGAAAAATTTCTCCACAAAGAAAGAATTTTTGTCCTGTATTAGGTATGTTCCCGATGTTTCTTCTTGGAAGAATATAGATTTTTGCTATTACTTTGATCATTTGTTAAAGATGAGACATAATTCCCTCCAGATGTGTCTTTGTGATGCTTTCTTTGGTAAATGGGTCCCGGAAAAGGAATTGGAGTACGTTTTCCCTGGTTATGATTCTTATGGATTTGACAAAACACCTGATATAGTCTTGGTAGATGAAAAGAAAATCGTTTTAATAGATGTTTCAATAACAAAGAGGTATTACGAAACAATTGAAAAAAAGAAAGATAAATATGAACCAATTATTGAACCTCTTGAAAAATATACTAAAAAAAAAGTTGAATTAATGTTTTTCGTTGTTGATATGGATAATTACAATTTTCTCTCTGAACAATCAAAATTTGAAGAATTATTAAAAGGGAAAATTTTAGATGAGAATTTTTTCACAACCTGTTTACTTGAATATGATAATAAAAGGAAAATCGTAAATGAGAATGTTGATTCTGAATTTTTTCAGGGTTATCTTCAAAATAAGTATGGAAAAATATTTGATAACATAGGGTTTCAGAAGGATACAAAAATAAATCTAAATTTATTAGATGAAATTTTTGAAAAAAAATATCCTTTCTCGTTAAATATTGAGAATTGTGAAGAAGACATCGTTAAATTTTCAAAAATTTTCTTGGAAACCAAAGAGCTAAAGGAAGTTTTTTTTGATAAAGAGAATACTCCAGAACAATACGATGAAGCATTTGATTTTGTTAAGAAAAAGCAAAATGAATTCGAACCAAAAAAACAAATCACATTTTATTCCTTGTTTCCATTTGAAGAAAATATTCTAGAAAAAATAACTGGTGAATCTTCTGAACAGAGAATGATTATTAATTTTTTTAAGTTTTTCCATGAGAATATGGTAGAGGAATTGGAAGATCCTTGTTTTTCTTTTGTTTGTCAAATGAAAGAATATATCTTAAACATTGAAAATAATAAATATGCAAAAAATAAATTTTTATACAATTATTTTGAAGGATTTGTTGAGGATCAAGAAAACAAGGAGTTATTTAGGGTAAAGAGGGGAAAAGACAAAAAAGATTTTTATTCATTCATTTCAGAAAAATATTCTCTTCCAAAAGAAACAACACAAACCAGACCAAAATCTTTTAAATTTTTTTTGAAAGATACAAATGGGTACACAAAGTCTTTTTATTTTGAGAGTGGAACGGGATTTTATAAAGAGAAATTTAAGAGGGAAAAAATGAGTAAAAAAAAGACTGTGGATTTTGACTCTAATATTGAAATTGATTTTTATCTTGATTATTTAAGTCAATCAAATTTGACTTGTTATGATGAAACATTGAAGAACATATATTCTTTTTTAAATCACCCTGTTGAGAAAGTTCATGATTCTTACATGGTGAAGATATTAAAAGATAAATGTCTAAAGGAAATTGAACCATTTGTAGATCATTTTCTTTCAAAAAATTATGCAAGAGTTTTATGGCACAACCATTTATTTTATTCCCAATTAATGCATATTCTTTCTTTCACAGATAAAGAATCTCAGGTTACAATGTTTAACTGTGGGTTACCAAATAGAGTTTGTTTAGTTCTGGGTGGCTATAAATCAAAGGATGTTCAAAATCCAAAAGCATACTTAGAAATGATTATAACAAACAGCCCAGATTTTTATAAAGAGAATGTCTTTGGTTCACTAAAGAAATATAAATTAAAAAATAATCGTTGGTTAATTGTAACATCTTGGAAAAGAGTGACCCTTGACAAATGCACATTTATGAGAGATTCCTTCTACTCCGTTTTTTCCAGTAGTGTTTCCTTTTTTGAAAACATTGGCTTGGATAAACAGGAGTATTTTGATAGAATTACCTCGTTGAAAACAATGATTAGTCTTTGCCCAAAACAACAGGTTCAAGAATTGTTAATGGACTCCAGATATGCAATTATGTCTTCCTTTTCTTTATACACAAATATAAAGGAATTGCTTACCACAAAATTTTCTCCACCTTATTATTGCGCTTTTAGTGTTTGGATTGTTAAAAGATTATTTAAATCGTTGCCAAAACAAACGGAAAAAATTTTAAAAGACCCAAAAGCAATTTTAACGACTAAACCCACATTTGAAGGTGAAACAGTTTCGGTGAAAAGAAAAGGAGGAAAAATAAATTTATTTTCTATATGGACAGATTATGAATTAAATAAGGTTGAACAAATCCTGGAAGAAACTTTTATATATGTTCATACAATAAAGGAACCTTCAAATTTATATCACGAGAAAATAAAAGCAATAAATACTATTATAAAATTCCAAGAAGAATTTGATCTAGCTGGGGAAGAAAAGAGAGGAAAAGTCAACACTATTGAGGAGATGATTAATTTTTCCAAAAGTAGATTTGTGAATAATAAAGAAAAATATATTGGGTATTCCTCAAATGTTGTTTTTAATTCTTTTAAGAATTTAATAGAAATTATAAAACCAGATTTCGGGAAAATAATTCATGATGTTTTAACTGAATCAATTGGTGAAATTATAAGTACAAAAGCTGTTATTCATGATATTGGTAGACACTATAGAATTGAAGAAAACCTGAAAAAATCTTTTTCCAAAAGAATATTTAAGAGATTTAAAAAAATGAACTTTATACCTGAAGAAAACGAGGACTTTGATTCTTTCTATCGAGATTATGATAAAACAACAAAGGAGAGGAAAAAATTTATCTTGGACAACATGTCAAATCATTATAAAATGAAAGCGAGACAAAAAGTATGGGAAACAATTTTAGACGTTTTAGAGAACAACAAGGAACTAAGAACCGTGGAGGATTTTTTGGAATATTATTTAAAAAATGAAAAAGGGGAATTAGAAGCAGATATTTGTATTAAATCTCAATATGGATCAAAAAGGGAATTTTATGTTATTAATATAGCTGGAAAAATTTATGCTAGAATAATAGAAAAATTTTTTTTCTACTTATGCAAAAATTGTTCTAGTGAATGTATTTCTATCCCAGGTGACAAAAAAATGTTGGAAATGCAAAACATGCTTGATAAAGCCACATATTATTGTACCCAAAACAATTTAAAAATGATTTATGTTAATGGTGATTGCACTAAATGGTCTGCAGCAGAAACAATGGGTTCTTTTCTAACAATGTGCGAGGTTTTAAAAGATTATATTCCTTTAGGAATGTACAAATTGTTAAGAACTGGTTTCTCCTTATGGGCAGATAAAGGCATAAACATCCCAATTGAGCTTCTAGAAAAAATAATACCTAAAAATGACTATCTATTAAAAATTTATAATGAAAATAAAATTGTCCTAGAAAAGCCCCAAATAAAAAGCACCCAAAATTTCCTTCAAGGAATGTTTAATTATGCTTCATCCTTAAAGGCTTCTAGTTGCAATTACTATATGGAAAAAATTTGGAAGGTAATTTACCCAGAGACAAGATTAAAAGTTTTCCATATGGAACATTCAGACGATTATGCTCAAATCATTTGTTTCAGTGAAAAAAATGAACTAGAAGATTATCGGGCCCTATATAAGTTAATGATGAAATTTCATGGTTATAATGATAGTGCCAGGAAAACTAGTTGTCAATCATTTTTCATGGAGTTCGTTTCCTTAATGTCTTTTAATGGTCACATGTTATACCCAAAAATAAAGAAAACAAAAGAAATAAATTTATCTTTACCTTGCACATCTTACAAAAGTGATTCAGAAGCTGCCCTCTCAAGATCAGGTGAATGTTTACGAATGGGTTGTTCTATTTCTTTTTGTGTTTTTTTCCAGAGATTACATAATTATTGCTTAGCCGAAGCTTATTCTCTTTTGCCTGGTATGGAAAATTATATTGAAAGGGATATTTGGAATGAACCAATTGAGATGTTTGGAATCCCTGAACAATTTCCTTTGTTTTCTTTGTATTGTAAAGGAAATATTAATAATTATAGATTGTACACTTACGGAACAGACGAAAATAAAAAACAAATACAAGGTCTCTTTACTCTTGCGAATAAAAATAAAAATTTAGAAAAAATTTCTCAAAATTATGATAATTATGATAACATGTTGTATTCACCTTATTTTCTTTATGATTCCCAGAATACAATTATAAAAACATTTAAAAAGAATTTTGGGCTAGATTATGACTTTGTAAGAAACTTTTGGGAAGAAAACCCTGAATATAGATTTATGAAGCCTATTTGCTCGGAAAAGCTTTCTAGCTGGTTAAAAGTTAAGTTCTACGATCGAGCTTTTATTGAGGCTTATACGAAGGTTTCTAGGACTAGAATGACAATGAGGATATCTAGATTTGTAAAGACCAAATGCACAAAATTCATTATTGATGAAAATTTCTATGTAAAAGAAACAGATGAAATTAGAATGAATGAACAAGAGGATATTCAAGTTCATACAATTAAGGAGCTATATAATTTAATGAAAGAAAGCTTTAACGAACCTCAAATAGTTATTCCAAACCCAACAAAAGTGTTATTAAGAGCAGATGCAACTTCAACAACAATATATGATTTCTTTAATCATTTAACAATTCAGGAAAATCTAGACATAATGAATCCAAATAGAAACATTGGTTGTTTAACACCTCACAAACCAAATTGGATTCACTTAGTGAATAACCCCAGCATATTACTACAAAAAATTCTCAACCCAACAAATTTTGAACTAGATAATAGAAGAGTAAAAAGTGAAGTGTCTCTTTCAAAGGATTTGGAACAAATTAATAAATTCTTTGAAATAAAACAAAAAATGTCACCAATGGAGGTCCAAAATCTTTATAACGATTTGAGTATATGTTCAACAAAAAGAATTCTTTATATGGGTTTTGATAGAAAAAACGAAACAATGAATGAAAGTTTAACAGATCAATTAATGTTAAATTTAACGAAAAATAGGGTTTTTAATGTATATTCAGGCTCTTTGTCTTTGATTACAAACCCTTTTAATGAAAAAACATATTACGTTTCTGGACAAGTTTTTGCTGAAGATACCTATCAACATTGTTTAGAACTATTAACATTGATTTATGTTACTTTAAGGAGGAGATATGATTATAATGTTCAGCAAATAAGAAATTTATTGGACACTTTGAAGTTTAAAACAAAAGGGACAATAGAAGGAACTTATATTTATTCTAGTTGGAGAGAAATTCTAAATTTATTTCATCCTAATTTTTTTGAAAGTGTTCCAACCTATTTAGAATTGAGAAAACAAGCAGCTTTTCTAAGACATGTATTGTTAAATTACACAGATACAACCATTGATTTGGTTAACTCCATTTATTCCTATTCTTATCATTATGATCAAAGGGCTTTATTTAATAATAATCAATATCAAGGAAAAACATGTTGTACATTTATGTATTTAGGGAAAACATTCCGATTCACTCAAACAAACAACGAAATACCAAATATGTACACAAACATAAAGGATAAAACAATTAATAAATGTGCATGGTGGGTTTGTTTAAGGCTAGCTAGTGTTATTACCAATAATGAGTTTAAATATAAACTATACACTTATGATTGGAAAAAATATCTAGTTCCTATAAAAGAAAATCTAGGTAATTGTTATTTAGCTTTTATGAATAATTCCTTTTATTGGGAATATAATAATCAAACAAAGGGTTTACCTATTTATTTTTTGAAAGAAAAAATACCAAATCAGCCATTTGAACATAAATTAGAAATGGAAGCTATTCCGATTGCAAATGATTACACTCTAAGGGTGTATTTAGGTAAACATACTCTCTTCAGATTGCCCTATTGGAATTGTCATCAATACGATGTTGTGGAACTAGAAAAAAGCGATTACACTTTTGAGGGGATAAATCTGGTTCATTTTTTCAAATATAAGTTATTTAATTGTATCTTGAATAACAAAAAACCATTGGGGCTGAGTTTAGACCAAATCCAAATGAATGGTGAACTCCATAATCAAACTTTAAAATTTATTTCTAAATGCAAAATTAATTATGATTTTTTCAAAATTTTTCTCCTTGGAAAAGAACTAGAACACTGTGAAAATAGATTAAAAGAAGAGATGTTCAGGAAAAGAAAATCTGGTTATGACTCAAACTATGTTTTTGATGAGTCTTTTGATTATAATTTCGAAAAAAGGAAAAAAATGATAGAAGAAAATAGAAAGAAAATGGATGAGGTTGATGAAAGTATTTTAGACAGGATTGTCCTTGTTGAAGAAGACTTTGATGATGATGAATATTCACTGTATAATGATGAAGGTTTGAAATTAGAAAATGAAATATCAGATTTAATTGATCAAGAACAGGAACATGGTTTTATCTACAAGGATAGTGAAAATGCTCTTTTTCAGGAAGAAGATGATTATATATCTAGTACCACTTTTAGGGATTTTAAATTAATAGTTCAAAAAAAAGAAATGATTGTTGACTTAAAGAAAAATGTTTTTGGCCCAATAACTAATATATATACATACAAACCAATTTTATTTCATATAATAGAGAAGGACGTGGAAGGCTGTAACCAGAATTCTGAGGTTTGCTTTAGCAATTGTTTAGAGATATGTAAGAAATACGAAGAATTGTTTATTTCAGATCATAAGGAAAGAATCCTGTGTTTATTTTTGTTCTTATATTATTTAAGCATTTGCCATGGTAATGATAAATATTTAAGTACCTCTAAATTTCATATAAAAAAAGATAACTTTGGATTTGAGTTTTTCAAAAAAGGAGTTTTTAAGAATAATACTGTTTCACAAAAGTTAAATTCCGATGATTGGGAAAGAATAAAGAGTAGAATTCTTTATCGTAGCAATGACATTACAATTATTTTAAAAAAAGAGCTGGAGGTTGACTGGGTAGAATTCAAAAACTATAATTTCAGAGGTTATGAAGAGATATTAAGGATTATAAATGAAAGATTTTTGAGGACAACCTTGGACGATATAGGGGAAGATTCCTTAGAAAATTTTCTTGAATAAAAACCCAACAATAAGAAATAAAGGGTAACATACAAAAAGAAAAAGCATCAAAAACCAGAAACAAAAACCAAAAGACAATTAAAATTAAAAAACAATAAAAATTAAAAACAATAAAAATTAAAAAAACAA